CTCCGGCAGAGAGCTATCCAAGTCCCGGATGGGTTGTAAGAGGTTGTCGTGAAGCATCGAAGAGAACGGAGTTCGCTTCCATGCTGACAACATTTGTCCCTGGAGAGGTTGGAGTAGGGAGTAGAGATTTCCATCTCCCGCAGTCACAATCCTCCACTTTCCGGGTTCCGGAACAGTTACCGCACGGACGTCGAATAATTTGTCCGTCGGTCCAACAGCTACTCGGTCGAAGCAGGCGGAATATTGCTCTTTCCGCCAACCCTCGAGGTCAATGTTCAGACCCCGGAGGATTCCGAACTGCTTCTGATTTTCCATTCCTTGGTGGAAGGGCTCAAACAATGCCAACGCCCCGCCCTCTCGGCGGCCGGCTTGAAGGCATGCAGAGCCTGATGGGCAGAATTTCGTACCCATCTCCTTCACGGAACTGGAGAAGAGGAATCTCGAGACGCGGCCAATCTCTTGTGCCACGTCAATCGGGATCCGCTTGGGCTCACGGGACAAGTTCTTCTCGTGCTTCTCAAGCGTACTCTTCTCCTTCCATTCGCCGAGTCGGGGCCATGCGATTTTCGAGCCCTTACCGAGGGAGTAAATGAACTTCACATCCCTCTTCGCGATTCTTCTCGCGACGAATCGGCGACACCAACCAAAGAACAGAGGACCTTTCACTTGTGGGGGCCTTTCAGGCCTCTGGTCGTCTCTGAAGACCTGGCAAAGAAACACGTTCAGCCAGTACTTCAAGAGATCCTGCTCGGAGTTCTTCTCGTCCATGACCTTGAGGAGCTCATCGGAAGTCTGTCGCATGGATTGACAGAACCGGTGGAACTCCTTGCTCCCTGGAAAGAACCGATTCCAGAGAACGAAGGGCCAGATGAGAGACTTCATGTAGGTCTCGAGGTCCGTCTTGAAAACGGACACCACGCCTTCAACACAGTAACGAAGGCAACAAGTGACAAGGGTATCGGAACCCAGAGATACCAATTCTGGTTCCGAGGGCTCGGGAGAATTTCTCCCCCCGGGCTTTCCCCGCATCACGGAAGCTGAGTTAACGGTACTTCCAGCCGCACCTTGGTTGGGAGCCATGATTCGCTCCGTGGGACCGGTCTTTTGGTCCCGTTATTCGGATTGTGCTTTGGATTGCACATATTCG